CGCTCTGAGCACCAAGTCGCAAAACGCTAAGTCTTTGATTTAATTGAATTACTTTTAAAATCAAAGGTTTAGCCCGATTTATATATACAACGGTATGCAACACAAAGTAACATAACACGCACTTATAACCATTTAATTGCGCCAAAAGTGCGCCAAATATGGCTACATTCCGCAAGGTGGGTAAACGATGGAGGGCTGAGGTTAGGCGGCAAGGCGTAACCAAGTCTAAAAACTTCGCCAGCAAAGGTGAGGCTCAGGCGTGGGCTAGATTTCAAGAGAAGATAGTAACAGGCGGCGATGTTGCTCACGACATTAGTTTCAAGGCCGTTTGCTTACGTTACCTCAAGGAGCAATCACAGCGCAAGGGCGCAAGGTGGGAGTCGGTCAGGATTCATAAGCTGCTGAATAACGGTCTTGACCAGTACATGCTAGGCAATCTAACGCCGCAATTCTGGAAACAGTGGATATTAGAGCAAACGATTAGCCCGGCATCAATTAGGCGTGAATTGTCTTTGTTGGGGTCGGTATTCCGCGAGTGTATAGAATGGGGTTATCTGTCAGACCATCCGTTAAGGGATGTTAAGCAGCCGAGCAAGACACGTTCAAGAGATCGGGTTATCAGTGATTTAGAGATTGAGCAGATCAATGATTATCTAACTAAAGGCAAGGAATCCAGTCAACAAATTAAAGCGGCGTTTAATCTGGCTCTAGCTACTGGAATGAGGCGCGGTGAGATACTAGGTTTAACGTGGGCGCAAATTGATTTAGAGAGGCGGTTTTTACGCCTAATTGACACGAAAAATGGGGATAAAAGGGATGTTCCCTTGTCTAGCCATGCCTTAGCGATTTTAACGGCTCAGAACGGCACTGAGGGGCGTTTATTCACGGTAAAGCCAGATGTATTGTCTAGTACGTTTCGGAAGGTATGCAAGCGGCTAGAGATTGAAGATTTGAGATTCCACGATACAAGGCATCGTGCGGTTATGGATTTAGCCAAAAAGTTGAGCGTAATTGAGTTAGCTCGCGTAATTGGGCATCGTGATTTAAAGTCGTTAATGATTTACTACCATCCAAGCGCGGAAGATTTAGCTAAACTTTTAGACTAGGCTCAATGATTCGGCTGTTAAGGTAGCGTCTAAAGTCAGGCTCAGGCACTAACACACGCTTACCGTCTTTAAAATGGCGGCATCGCGTTTTGATTTCAGGGAGCTTGTGATTTCTAAACGTGCCTGGAGTGACGCGCAATATCTCGCTCATCTGCTCCACATCGAGCCAGTTCTCTATGTCCGCGCTACTCACTCGCTCTCTCCATAATTTGGTAAGCTCGCGTATCTATACAAAGCAACTCGTAGTGAGTGCCGTTAATACTCACAATGTTTTCTTTGAGATTGCTTCGAATCAGGTAGACTGTGATTAAAATCTCAGCCCTGCTTCTGTTTAAGTCTGTGTTGTTAAATATAATCACTCGCTCACCTCACTCTTAGCCTTGATTGCTTTGGTTTGTTTAATTGCATCATTAAGATCAGCGTGCCATTGCTGATAAATCTTCTCGACATGCGTTCCCTGATACTCAAAAGCTAGACTATCAGCTTTAAAAGCCTTCTCTTTTATAATCCATATCACCTTGTCTAGCAATGGGTAATCTCTGCCTACATATTCAGGCTTAATCATCGGATTATGGTCGCCCACTACCGCGTCTATCTCTTGGCCTAGCTTTGATAGCTCAGCCATTGATTCGTCTTTGTCGCTCATTTTTTAATTCTCCCTCGTAAGTTTCTTTCAGTGAGTGCAAAAACAGTTTTATGCATTTTTGGCTTTTCCCATGCCTCACTCTGCTCAAGGTTGTCCGAAGGATTTAGTACCTGCCCTTTATCTGGTGAGGTGACGCAATACCCTTTCTCGGTTAACATGTCTCTTATAGAGGCTAAGACAGCCGTTTTTCCTGTAGCCGTTTCACCTTCAATGGTAATAGTTATTAGTTTTATTTCGCTCATTGCTTCACCTTGATTAGTGCTATCTTTTGTTCGTTACTCATACTCACTCCGTTCAAAATTCATGCAAAATGGTTAGTGTGGTTACTTCACAACAATGGCGAAGGGGCTAAAGTGATAAGCAATGTAAAACAGGTATAAGGCTATACCTAGTGGAACTAAGATTGCTAAAGACCCACCACCCAAAAGTTCAGAGGTATAAAATAAGTAGAAAAACACCAGCAGAAAATATAAGCCTGTCAGAAAAACAACAATAAATCCTAATATTTCCATCACAATCTATCTCCTGTTCGCTTATGTTCGTGTTTCATTACTTTACGCTAGAGTTATGTATCAATTAAGCGATACGCCCTGGCGTAAAGTGCGGGTTTAGGCGTACATCAGAATGGAAGCGAGTCTAAATCATCTTCAAAGCCATTAGCCGGATTAGCAAAGCCATTAGCCGGATTAGCTTGCTTCGCTGATGGGTCGTGCTGCGGCTGAGTGCCACCATCTTTATAAAAGACCTTCACATTACCTAGAATCGCGCCCTTAACGCCTTGTTCGCGCTCTTCTTTGCTTACGTCTTGGGTAATCATGCCGTTGTCGCCATACTGGCCCTGATTGTCTAAATCAATAAACATGGTCGCGTCTAAATAAGTGCCTTTTTCGCCCTTGAATAGTCGGGCTTTGTCGATTTTCGATAAGTTCAATTTTACTGATACGCCTACTTTCATAATTTTCCTTTAGTGTTTTTGGTTAATAAGGTTTTAGTCGTTAAACATTTTTTTCACAACGGCATTAGGCTCAATCTTATTAAGCCTTTCGACTAGAGAAACAAATTCCCGCAAGCCTTCTATTTTGTCTTTTGACAGTGCGCTAGTTATGCGCTTTATAGAAACCTCAATTTCTCTTACTTCAATCTCGACAACTTTTCGCCAGCTTCTAAGTGCTGCAACATGCTCTGATTTTGATTTGAAAACGCCGCCCATATCATCAATTAACTCGATGCTTTTGTCGGTTATTTGGGAGCTTGTTTCTTCTAGCTCGGTTAAAATGTCGCGGTTCGCTTGTATGGCGGCCTCTATTGCTTTAGCGTTTGTTGCAAAAGCCAGACGCTCATCGTACGAGTGGTCTGCGTTCAATGGGATGCCTTTAACGCTGCCAGCCACCTCATCACAAAAATTTTGATGTTCTACTGATCTCATGCTGCTTTCTCCGTTCGTTTAAGTTGTTCTAGCTCTAGCATTAACATTTCAGCTTCATCGCAAAGCTCTTTCAATGCCCAGCTTGCCCGGTCAATCATTTCAAATGTATCAACCGTTATTCGGCTGGTTTCGTCAATTAGCGCAAGCTCGTTTGCTATTGCTCTTTCGTTTTTGTAATACTCTTTCATGCTGCCCTCGCTTGTAATTGTTCTACGCCTTCAAGCACTTTAGCAAGCACCTTCTCAGCGACTTGGAAAAACCCATCTAGCCATTCATAGTCAACATTGCACGTTAATAGCATTGGGTCTAAGTCAGGGTGATAAGCTAAAAAATCCCAATCACTCAAGCCAGACACATACATCGACACTTGAAGCTGTGGGATGTATTGCGTGGGGATTTGGTTTTTCATTAAATACGATACTTGTGTATGCGCTAAAGGGCTTTTAATCTCTAATCCTTTGACTAGCTCACCATCGGCAAAAATAAGACCATCAGGCGAACAGGAATAGTCACCAGATTGAATCATCGCCACTTGTGTAACGTCTACGCCTTTAGCCATTTCGTACCAGCTCCGAGCGTCAACCTCTATCTCATGACCTCGCTCCATCGCGGCACTTGTATAACCGCTTTCTACTGGCTTACCCATGACGCGCTCTGCTATCAGTCGGTTTATGTAATTCTCAACTTTCGCGCCTGTGGCTGGTTTGCCTGTCGGTGTGTAAATCTCACTAGCACTTGAGGCAGAGATTAAGCCGGAGCGTAAAACGTGCCATTCGTCTGAGCCTTGCTCGCATTGATCGTGGATAATCATTTAGACCGCCTCGCTTCCAGTGAGTTATCAATCTGCTTTTTAACGCTGTCGTAATTCTTTGCGCTAATTTGACTTAAATCGCTAACCTTTGCCCACTTGAAAAAGCTCGACTTAAACCCTTTAAACTCGCCTTCACAATCAGATAAAAGCGTATCTAGCTCGTTTATTTGGTCAACACTTAAACCATCAAACGGCAAGCGACCATCCATATCTGAGTCGGCTGTGGTTAAGCCAAGAGAGCTTGTTAATGTGTATCGCTGTAGGTATGTAACAGTTGAGCCAATGGCCTGAACAGAGTTTTTAGATCCGCTACCATCTGCATCGGCTGTCATTGATGTTCGCTCGCTATGCCCTTCAATGTGAGAAAGTATGCAAGTAACAGTTATACCGTTCTGGTGGTCTTGTTCGAACCGATAAGACAACCCGCAATCTAGTAAAGTGTCTTTTATCTGGTCAACAATGTCGGCTAATGGGGCGTAGAAGTATCTAGAGTCATAACCAGATTTTGTCTTGTTGATTCTAGGTGCTTCGGACTGAAACTTAGTAACAGCCATTAGGTACGCTGTTTTAGCTTGTTTGGCTTCATAGTTTGCCTGCAGAGCCATTAGTTTTTCTAATTGGTCTACGTCTGCGCCTTTGCTTACTGCAAGCTCTAAAAGATTGCTGGGCGTGGTGATAACCGCATCTTGTTTTTGTACTAATTGATTCATCTTAAATAGCTCCCAAAGTTAGCAAAGCCAAGCCAAGCGCAAATCCGGCTAATATGTCCGGGCCGTTTACTCTTAACCATCGCTTGATGTAAAAAATCTGAGACTCCAGGTTGTACTTAGCTCTGAGTTTCAGGCTGATTTGTTTTTGCTTAGTGAATGTCGTCATGCGTTACTCCTATCAATGTTGCGGTTAATCGGTTCTGCCTGGCGTATCTATTAGCCTTTACTAAAGGTCTAACTGCCTCGCCATGAGCTGCTTCGTTTGCTATCTTCAATGATCGAAAAACAGGAACTTTGTCGGCTAAATGATCGCTTTCGATGTACCAATTTCTACCCTCAAAGTCGTCTAAAAATTCCGCTTGTAATTGTTCGTGGTTCATTTGATCGCCTCACAATCTTCCGTTAATTTCTCAGCCCAAAAATCAAAACGCTCCGCAAAGTTTGCGCGATGGTTGCCTGTCAATCGCTCGATAATCAGAGCTTTTAAATTCAGGGCCGCGCTTTCTGGCGACTCACCTATCAAGCACACAATGTCGTCACGACTAAAGTCTGCTAATGACTCACCTATGCGCTTTAGCTTTTCGCGGTGGGCGTTGTATCTAGCCTCAGCCGCATCATTCGCCAGGCATAGCTCTAGAAACTCGTTGCCTTCATTCAGGCTTTGTTGTGCTTTATTCATTCTCATGATCCTAAGTAAATTAGTGCGGCGTTCTTGCAACCTAGCGCCGCGCTAGGCATCAACGACCTGCAAGTGGTCAGGAGTGTTAGTTCGCCTTGTTGAAGAACCAGTGGCTCACGGACTCTAACGCTTGCTTTCTCATAAACGGCTTTAATGCTTGCCCTCTACGATTAGCCTCCGCTTTTAAAGCTTTAATAGCTCGTCTATGCTCAGTGGCGACTCGCGGCTGTTTTGGTTTGGTCCACTTAACTGGATCTGTGTGTAACCCTTCTGGTAATCGTGCTGCACTCATTTCCCTGCTCCGTTGTTGGTGTATTGCTTCGATGGGTGTATTTAAACACAATGTTTATCTAAAGTAAACAAAAATATAAACAAATGTTTATTTATTTTCAGTAGGCAATAAAAAACCCGCTCAAGGCGGGCTTAGTGATGTTGCTTTCTTGTGGGCTTAGGTCTTTGCAAACACCTCTTGGAATCGTTCGTCGGAGTGACATAGATACATGATCCCTTCAATCAGCCCGAGTATCGCGGGAATGAATGTCCAGCAGAAAATTAGATAGACAACACCTATACCTGTTTGACCTAGATAAAATTTATGAATGCCAAGCCCACCAAGAAAGAGAGCTAGTATTGCGGCGGTAACTCGGCTCTTATCGCCTCTAGTGGCTCGTTGTACTGCGCTTTGGTTCGCTTCGATTGGTGATCCGCACTTAGGGCAAGCGTTAGCTTTGTCGGATATTTCGGCATTACAGTCACTGCATGTTATTAACGGCATAGTGCTCTCCTATAAGTTACCAGCGCCACTACGATTTACAACTCGTCCTATTACCTTAAATGTCTCATTCTCGGAATACTCGGAGTCGTACTTAAATCGAGGGTCTGATTGATTGTCTGATTGCGCGATAACTACAGAACCCCTAACGCTTAACCGCTTAACGATTACCACACCATCAACAACGAATGCGTAGACGTTACCGTTCGCTATCTGGTTTTGTTTGAGGTCTATTAGAACGTCATCACCATCAAATAACGTGGGGTGCATTGAATCACCATCAATGTCTAATACAACAAGATCGGTAGACTTGGCTTTGCTCTTTCTAATCCAGTCAGCTCTAAATGCTATCGGCTTTTCTTCCATGACCAAGCCGTTATTGTCGCTGCCAAATCCTGCTGACGCGAGAACGTCTAATTTGCGAACCATTACAAAACCCCCCTCAGGTAAGTCTAACGGAACGTCATAAGCTAACACAGGGCGCAATTGAGACAAATGCCCATTACCTCCATTTAATGGTTTTTTTTCTGTTACTAGATTTAGCTCACATCGCTCTAGAGAGTCACGGTCTAAGCCCAAAACCTCTGCAAGTTTCGTAACCTCTTTTGCTGGCACACCTCTAACCCTCCAATTATTTATGTTCTGTGGTGAGGTTCCGATTTTGTCGGCCAGCCAATTATTTTTCTTTTTCAGTTGAGCTAATCGCTCCTGGATGATTTCAAATATTGTTTTCATAGCCTTAGTTTATTTTGATACCACTTCGATAGTAATAAACAAAAAGAGTTTATTTGATAAACATTCGCTTGCATTAAATAAACAATTCGTTTATGCTTTACGCATGAATGATGAAATTAAACAGATTGAGCTTCACGGCTCAACCCAAGTAGCCAAGAGAATGTCTGAGAGGACAGGCTCTAAATTCTACCCTCAGTTAATCCAACACTGGAAAAATCGCGGCGTTCCGTACAAATGGAAAGATGCTTTTTGCGCAGAGTTTGGAATAACAAAACAACCGAATCACAACTCCTAGTGGTGTTTGCCCCTTGATGCCTAAACGCTGATAGGGGCTTTTTTTACCGAGGATAAATTATGTACCAGGACATTAAAGCAATTAAAAGCGTAGCGGTCAGAACCGTTATAGACGAATACACAGCCGAAGATCTTAATCAGGTGGTTGCGCTGTCTAAAACTCAAGTTAGTGCTTTTGTCCGTACAGCAATAGAGCATGAGCTTCAAAGTTTTCATGACAACCAATCTATAGGAAGGGACGCTAAACAGCCAGACCTATTAAGCGTTCACAAAGTAGCGTGATTGGTCTTTTTTTTAACCAAAAAGTTAGACACTTTTTACCAACTAGGGGAATTTGAATGGCTAATTTAAAGGCGGTATACGCCTCTAAATCATCAAACGTGGGCATGGTTCAATCTAAGACGAAATATGCCGTTCTGCGGGCATGTACTCGCTCTAATCTTGATTTTTATTTGATCGCTTTGCCTGATGGTAGGCAGATTTATGTCACTTTGGGCGATGGCGTACTAGGCACGTTTAAGGCGGTGGG